ATCCCTGACCTGACCATTGGTCACACCTAACGGAGGACAACTGAAAACGTGTTGTTGGGCATCGCTCACCCCTGCCACATACCCAAGGGCGAACATCCTATGAATAGTTTCGTCGCTATTAATTCTTGACAGCAAGTCGTTCCCCGAAAGAAACTCAGCACTCGCCATGCATGGGACAAACAATAAACTTGCGATAAGTTTTTTCATTTTTCTTTCCTCACAATAAGTTGATACCCAATATGGGTAACGATTAATTCATCCTCAAACATATTGATAAAAGTATCCACTGCTATCTTCGGGCGTTGCAATATGGTAAATCCCGGGGGTCTCCACATATAGTCATCAAATACCATGAACCCTTTATCCTTAAGTAACGGCCAAGACATACACGCATCAGTCAATACATCTTTGGCTATGTGCGATCCGTCAATGTAGATAAAGTCAAACTGTTTCTTCTGGGCAATCAGATCTCCCAAGGCTTCAACAGACGTACTCTTGACTGGCAGTACCTTGCGGTCAACAAAGTTACCCATCACCAGACCTATGTTGTTATAGAACCTAGCCTCAGATCCAGTCATATCTTCAGGCGTGTGCTCTGAACCACCCTCCCATGTGTCGATGCAGACTATCTCCCCGCCGTCTTCCATCATGTTCTCGATAGTCCATACAGCAGACCTCCCCTCAAATGACCCGATCTCCAAGAAGTTCTTTCGGGCTGGCAGATGCGGAATCAACTGCTCCCATACTTGTGGTGCCCATTTAAACCAGTTTGTTGTGTATTGATAGTCACTCATTTTTTGGTTCGCTTCTTGATTGCAGGCAAACCGATCGGCATCGAGTCCCTTGCGTCCATCATTGCATCAGCAAACCGATACGCCTCTTCGGCTACGCCTTCCTCATCCCTGATGATCAGGGCACACATGGCAAGACCAGCAAAGATATCCCTCAAGGTATCCTTATCATGATCCGTCATTAGGATTCTCCAAGGCCAAGATCTGATCCGATAGAACGGCCCCAATATCCCGGCCATTAACGGCTACCATCTGCGCCTCTTTACAGTCGAACACAACTTTGGCCGCATCCCTGATGCCCTTGTTGTATCCACCCTTGAAAGAGTCATTGCCATTGATCATCACGGTAATAGCATCCCGAATCATCGTGGACGCCTTGCGCTCCTTGGCAAGGGCCTTGATCTTTACAAACATTTCCTCAGGCAAATAGACTGAGTAAGGTACTAATTTCTTTTCCATGTTTCATATTCCTTTTGTATTTTTTCTAGCCTCTTTCGTGCTTGCTCATCGGTCTTTAGTTCTGATCTAGACTGAACCCCAAGGGCATCCCGCATCCAGTCGGTCGCTTCCTTCTCGTTCTTGGTGATGATCTGCGTGTCATCAAACAAGTAGTCCCAAAAGGTAGGGTCGCGGCACAGCAGGCCAGCAATACGAACGTACTTATTGCCGTCAAATTCCTGCGGATCCATCGGGGTTTCGTCTACACCTATACGAACCATGACCACCTGATACCTAGCCCCCACAAAGTGGCGCAGCAGGTCTTCAGGTATATCGTCAGGGTGCAAAGACAGGGTAAGAACATAGCCGGTCTTATCCTGTTTCAGCGCAACCTTGACGGCCTCAAAGTTCATGGTCTTCATCTAGCCCCCTTAGAAAGGAACGTCTTCGTCAGGAACGGTGGGCGCTTGGGGTTTGACATACGGCTCAGATGCCTTCATCGATATGCACTCCTTGCCATTGATCTCTTTCTTCCAACCCGCGATCGATATCTTTACTGGGTCTTCGCCCTTGCTGATCAGCGCCTGAAGCAGGCTCTTCTCAATCAGGATATCGCCCTTGATATCTGGGTGGGTATCTGACTTCTTGTACTCGTTAGGCCAAAGGGTTCCGGTATTTGGTTTAGGTATGTAAGCCATTATTCTTCCTTAAATTTGTTTTTAACTTTGGTGAACTCTTCCATCAACTTCTTGAACCACTCAGGATCCCGTGACTTGGCCTCGTCATACAGAGACTTGTTAGCCTTGAACACAGCCATGACATCTTGATCTTTCTCAGCAAAACTCAGTAGCGTCGTGGTCGATGCCCATACAGCATCAAACCAGTCAGCCTCATTGGCGTCGGGCTTCATTGTTATTTTGATACCCCAGTCCTTTGGCCCATCTTCTTTGACTACTGGCTTTGGCTTAGGCTCTGGCTTGGGTTCTAACTTGGGTTCTGCCTTGACGCTCCCTGTTGTGGCATCGAGGGCGTCGTGCTCAACGATCTCAAAGGCAGCCGTCCATAGGTAGCGACGCAGATAGGTCTGCACAGCACCAAGGTTCTGAACATCATGGCAACCCTTGAGTTCGGCCTTAGACATGGGTGAGGTGAACACTATGCAGTCGTTGGTCTCAACGTCATAGATATTCAGGTAGGCCAAATCATTGGTGTAAGACACCACGCCACACAGCCCAGCCTCATGGCAGATATTCTGAATCGCCGGGAGGAAGTCTCCCAGTTCAAAGTATTCGTACCCCGCAAACTTATTCTTGCCGGATTTGGTTAACTTCGTGTTCTGAAGTTTAATCCGAGCGGCCTGCAATTTTTTATAAACGCTCATTCTCTACCTCCATTAATTTTTGTAAGTAATGGGCGGCCTTTTGTAAATCCTGTATCCCGCCCTTCTCCTTGTACCTAGACACATACTTGATAACGCAACCCTCCAAGTACCCCAAGTTATTTGAAGCAATGTAATCCCAAGGCTGAATTGCCTTGTTCTTGTAGTGGTCTCCACCCACCTGATTGGCATTGGCTAGTCTTGGAATATCCATATTCCTAAGTTGCTCTAGCGTCATAGACTCTCCTGATATTCGCGCCATTGCTGGCAACGATGGTTGACTGGGCAGAAACTTTCACACCGAGTGCGACTGCCCGGACGCACCTCGATCTCGTAACCCTTACCGGCCTTCTCCAAGGCGGCATTGGCATCTTCTTCAGACTCATGGACAGACTTAGCCCGGACACCGCCGGTCTTCTTGACCGCCCACATGGTTGGCTTTTCCCACATCTCATCGGGCGTACAGGGAGGCAGGTCGCCTTCGGTCTCCATTGCAAACTCACAGGCCGAGTGCTCATTGATCCGGCTACGGATGAAGCAAAGCCGCTCTTCCATCGGCCATAGTTTTATGGGGATCTCCTTGATCGGCGCCTCCGGGTATCCCTCACGATTAGCGGCATCCCTGCGGCTCCAATCCCGGATGATGGCTACGATACCCACCGAGGTCACGGGCGTCTTCTTGACCGTCTCAACAAGCCACGCATAGATGTTTAACTGATACTCCCACTCGATCTTCTCGTTCATGACCGCCCATACGGAGGTGGTCTTGTAGTCCCGGATATCAATCCCGGCCTCATTGATGATCTGTAGATCGATCGCCCCGGAGATATTCCACCCATCGACTTCGGCATGGAGGCGCTCCTCGACCCTATGGTTGTCATCCTTGCCATGCTCTAGGACGCCGTGGACAGCCGTGCCAAAGATAGACCAGACCATCTCCGAAACGTCCTGCTCGATCTCGTCATCGAACTTCTTGGTTAGGGCTACAATCTTGGGGCTGTTGATTAACTGTGTTACTGAGAGGTGCGCCTTGCCCTTGGAATAGGTAGGCCGGTGCAAAATGTTGACAAAGGTCTGCGGTATGTTGAACCGATTGGTAAGTTTCAAGTTTTTCTCCTAGCAATAGACAACTGAATTATGATGTAAAATAAATACCATGTCAACAGGTTGTACCCATTGATTGTCATCTGCTATAAAATGTCACTATAACAGGTGTTATAGTTAGAATCTTTAATGAAATCAATAACTTAGGAGAAAATTTCTTGCACATTCAACTGTTACTACCTTGGATACCTAGTGTTAACCACTACTGGGGGCAGTCAGGAAAGCACAGATTTATTGGAAAGAAAGGCAGGGAATTTCGCATCGCTGTAGCGGAGGCAGCAGCCGATGCAAAGGTTGAACCACTGGAGGGTAGGCTGGCTATCCATGTGGCACTCTTCCCCCCAGACAAGAGGAAGAGGGATATTGATAACGTCTTAAAGGCTTTGCTAGACGCCTTAGAGCACGCAGGCTGTTACGAAAACGACAGCCAGATTGATGAGTTACACGTAATCCGCCAAGAGATAAAGAAGGGCGGGGGCTGTACGGTCATCATCCTACCTATAGATTAGCCATCTCCCTCAAGGATTTCAGGTCTACGTTCTGTAGGATCTCCCGCTCGATCGCCTTGAGTTCACGGATCTGCTCGGCCTTCTCGGAGGCAGACATTTGATCAGAGGCTGTGGTTCGGGAAATTTCCCGACGTATATCGGTCAGGTTTTTGGTAATCCTGTTGACGGCCTTAGCCATCCCAACACGAGTGAGGTTGGTCTCATCGGCCAAGAACTCCTCAATCTCATGGGGGCTGCGCTTCTTCAGGTCATTCAGGGTATTGACAGCCGTAGATACCTCATCCCTTAGGACATAAAAATCATTCTTCAGGGCGGTCTCGTACTCCTTGGTCAAAAACCCACTGGTACCCGGCAGGGCAGCGGCAGCCTCTCTGATGGACATAGCGGGTC